AGCAGTAAATCTTAATGTATAAAGAAGAACTCTTCTAGACTCAAAATCTCCTTCATAATCATCCTGCATTGTAATATTTTCAAGAACTATTGGAATATCTCTTTTCTCTTTTATAGAACCAACTAAGTTTACTGTAAGGTTATATGATGGTTGAAAATATGGTAATATCTGTTCTACTATCTGTAATGCATCATCATTTAATTTACACATAATAGCAAGTTCAAATTGCATATTATATGGAACTGGCATATATGCTTTTTTCTCATCTGGAGTATCCGAATCTGGATTTTGAATTATAATTTTTTGAGTGGTAGTTACTTTTCTAGAAGGATCATATGTCAAACCAGTAAACTCAAAGGACATCCTTGGTAAAGATAAAGATGTTGCTTTACTAAGATCTGGTGATTGTGTTAATCTTGCTAAAAACTTCTGAGTAGGTCCATATGCAAGGGGAACCCTAATTATACTAGCGTCAGTATCTCCACCACTTTGCTTAACAGAAATACTATTAAACAGAGTTCCAAAACCAATAATGGTTCTTCTCAAAATTTCGTTATAAAAATATTCAAACATTGTTATAGTCCTAGTATCTTATATTTATGGAATTCCAAATGGGTTCTGCTCACTAAAGTCTAAAATATCATCTGCAGCAGATTCTATATTGACATTATCAGCAAATCCATCCTCTGGAGGATCTTCACTAACAACCCTTAATGAATGAACAGCACCAGAACTATTACCAGTTATATCCTCTCCAATACTAAACATTCCAGATACATTTGCTACCTCTAGAATGTTTGTAGTAGCATTCCAAGTTCTTACTCTACCCTTCACACCAGTAATAGATCCTGTAACGATTTCATTAAACTTGAAGTTGCCACTATTGTCAAGTGAAGGATCACCAATAGTAATAGTTGGAGTATCAGTATATCCAGCACCAGCGTTAACAATATGAAGATTACTAATGGTTCCAGCAGCACTTACAACAGCTTCAACAGTAGCAGTGGTTCCTACTCCTACATTAGGTGCAGAGACTGTTACAGTAGGTGCTGTAGTGTATCCAGAACCCCCTGAAGTAATAGTAACTATACCTATGGTATTATCACCTATAAATGCTGTTCCTGCTGCTCCAGACCCTCCTGAACCACTTACTTGAACTGTTGGTGCAAGAGTATATCCAGCACCTGGATTTGTAATAACAATCTGTTGAACCGATTTTAAATTATCACTTATATTTAAATTACATACATTAATTCCACTGATCATTGTAGCAGTTAGAATACCAGTAACTCCTCCTGTAGGAGCAGAACTTACACCAATAGTTGGAATATTTTTATATCCACCACCTCTGTTACTGATGTTGATAAGTCTAATAGCACCATCTGTAGTATAACCAACTACAGCACTTGCAGTAGCTCCAGTTCCAACTAAAGTCAATGTCTGAGAAGATCCAAGAAGTGTAGATAGACCATCTTCAGATGTTCCGTCTGCATTATCACCAATTAGAGTATCATCAATCTCAGAAACTCCAGTATCAATAACCTCATCCTCGTAACGGAAGAGTTCACATTTAAGAGTATAAACGTAATTCTTTTTTAACTGATAGAATGGTTTTTCATGCTCAACATATTTAATTTCAAATAAACGATCACCTAATGGAAAATAAACTAGATCACCCTCTTTAGGTCGGGTAGTTAACTTTACATTAGATTCGTTTTTAAGCAAAGGTTGGATATATGTTTCCCATCTTTCTCTAGAAATAACAAGAGTTACTTCATTAGTTTGCTCAATACCAAACTTAGATAATAAAGTAGGATTGTCTGCATATCCATCAAAATTATCTACATATGCTTCAAGTGGATAAGAGTCATCAAATACTGATTGAACCACTTCTCTCAATACAGTCTTTTCATTCATGTATTTTCGAGGAAGATAATGTATCTCAACACCATACATCCTCAACTGTTCGTTGATTAAATCTTGAACTAGATTCTGTTCTGAAGTAGACCCTTGTTGGAAAAATGGATTCAGCACTATACTATCCTATCATATCCAAAGGTGGAAGTTCATAAGTATTGGACATCTGTTCTCTAATAATTTCTAATTCTTTTTCTGCATCATCATAAATTTGTCTTCCATTCATTTCAATTCCACCAGGTAACTTAACACCTTGGAATTTTAATAAGTTTTGCCCCCACTGTTTCTTAAGAAGAGCAGTTGCATATTTTTTCAAAAATGAATCATTCCATACTCTAGTATAATCATTGGGATCTAAAAGTCTAAAACATTCAAGAACTATAAACTCATTAACTTCACAAGCTGCCCAATCAATATCAAGATATAGTCTATCTTGCCTTTGATTAAATCTAATTTGTTTACGTGTAGTTAATAGAAAATCAATATCAGACAAATATGTCTGCGTCATTGCATAACTTAAAAGTCCATTATATCCAAGATTAAAAGCAATATCATTTAAGAATAACTGATATTTAATACTAAACATATTATTTGATATTGCATTACTTCCACCAAAACGGAATATTTTTTCTACACCAATAACTGATGATGGAACTTGTATATAATTACTATTTTCATACCAACTAAAATTCTGATCTGTTCCTGCAATATTTGCTGTTGCAGTCTCGGTTGTTATTCCTGTTTTATCCTTTCCTGTTAATACAGATGCTCTTCCCCTATCAATATCTGCTTGGGTTATTTGATATTTTAAATAAGTTCTAACTACACCATCAAAATGTCTTTCATGAAAATACTGAATAGCATCATCAATTCTATCTTCACACTGTTCATCGGCAACATTAATCTCCAGCACGGGAGCACCCAATTGCCTTAAACAATATTCTTTAAATTCCGATCTACTGCCTGGTTGTGCCATTTATACTCTACCTCTATAATATTTAGGATGGTGCGGAGGCAATACCAGTATGAACTAAAATATTACCGTTTACTATATTATAGACTGTTGCACCAGAACTTACTAATACATTATATTCATATCTACCTTCTGATAAACTACGAGTGTCAGTAGATCCCATAGATATCTCAAATATTCCACCAGCAGCACTTGTAAACCCTACTGTAAAAGTTCCTGAAGGTGTAGTAGTAGCACCAATCCCTGCACTTTTTTGCATTTGGGATGATCCAGTCCAAACCGAAGTTGTTGTCAATCCTTGAAAATCAAAAGCAACATCAGAAGTATCAACTACATTGAAAGTAGTTTTAAAATCTGCACCAGTATAAAGTGCTAAATTAGCAGCATAGGGAACTCCTGCATTTGGATCAAATGTCAGATTTTTACTTGCCATTGACTAATTCCTTGAGTAGAGATTTGATTTCACCAATTTCACCTTTTAAACTAGCAAGATCGTTTTCCATAGATTCGACTCTTTCGTTTTTTGATAATTTTGCTTTTCTAGCAGAAGTATAATGAGTATAATCTAGAGAATTTACATTAACTATTGTATTTGTAGCAGGATCTCTCGCAAGATCCGCATGTCCTTCAATACTATAATGTTCCATACTATGCTAATGCCATGACTCTTAGATCTTTAACTCTAGGGACATATACCTGACTATCACCTGTTAATAGAAGTTTAATTCTATAGTATCTAAATGCAGGTAAATTATCAGCAGTGAAATTATAATCACTAAAGTTTGCTGTTTCTATGAAACCATAATCATTAATTTTAGGAACAAATTTATCAGGCAATCCATCACTATCTTGAGCATTAATAACTTCACCTCTAGTATTTAAATTATTAAATCCAGGGAAAGGTGTAAAAATTGGTTCAAATGATTGCTTATCACCAATAGCATAGAATGCTCTGACATTTGAATCAGTATGAAGATGTGCTGCCAATACAATCTTAATAGAGGTAGCTGGATTTTCTAATTTTATTTCCTTACTTATATACTGACAAGCAGTAGGATCTTCAAGCATAGTTTTTACTCTTCGATCTGTTGCATAATTATCAACAACATTATCAACTCTATTAGATACAAGAATTGTGCTAACCCTTTGAGCATCTAATACAGGAGTTAACTTAGTATTAGTAGTGTTTAAACTTACTCTTATCTGCATTGATTTATTTCCTTCAATATTATCCAATCTTTCATCTTCATTAACTTTTGAGTAAATTGCTCTAGAGCTTGTAAGATAATTTGTTTCACCAATAGTAATAGATTCAAATCCTTGATCAACATATGGAATTTCACTATTACTTATACCAGATGCCGAAACAGTTCTTACTTCAGCACCAATTGTGGTTCCAGTAACAGTCATATTGTGAATGATTGGGTTAATAGCTTCAAAGGACATATTTTGTGTTGCTTTG